TGTAATAACATCATCACTTGAGCCATCACCCCAATCCCATGTAAATTGTATTGTAGCACCACCAATGTTTGTTGTGGTGTTGTCAAAGTAAACTGTGTCGCCATCGTCCCATTGTGTTACAACGCTACCACCTGATACTGCGTCATAGGCTGTAAATGATACAACTGGATCTGCTGTGTAAATTGAAATATAATTTGTTTTAGTTTTTGTAGCAGTTGAACCGGCACCTGATCCAGAGTTGTTAAACGCAGTTACTTCAACTGAATATGGTGATCCAGAATTAGATGAATATGTATGAGTTGGAGTTGAATCTGTTGTTGCTGTTGTAGTATCACCGTCACCCCAATCAATTGTGTAGCGATTTGCGTTACCTGTAGCTGTTATTGTAAGTGTAACTACTAAGCCAGCACCACCTGCTGTGTTATCTGCTGTAAAGTCTACATCTTTAACAAATGTACTGTTGCGTACATTTTCAATAACTTCATTTAAGTCATCAATGGCATCTGTAATATATGTTGATGTTGACCAGTTAATGTATGCACCATCTGTGATATTGCCATCTGTTGGGTTACCTAATACACTTACGTTACCTGTTGTGTTAACTGCACCAGTAACTGAATCAACGTAGGCTTTTGTGGCGGCATCTTGTGCGTTTACTGGATCACTAACATTACCAATAACTTTATTTGATACACTAACAATACCTGTGCCATCTGGCGATAATACAATATTAGTGTTACCTACTGTTGATGAAATTGTTGTGTTTGAAATTGAAATGTTGGCAAGTGTTGTATTGCCATCTACTTGAAGTAAGGAGTTAGGTGTAGCCGTACCAATACCAACTTGGCTGTTGGCATAGTCAATTGCTAGTGTGTTTGTATTAAATGTTAAACTGTCGTCACGGTCAAGGTTGTCCTTGAGCATTCGTCCAGATATGCGGCCAATAGCCATTACTGTCTCCTTATCCTCCGTGTTTCACGGATTACCTTGTTCAATCGCAGGTATACCTCGGTTTGTCCACAACAAATGTTGTTTATGTGTTTATTTATCTTTTTATTTAACTAGCGTTTGTGCTACCTAAATCTAAGATAACATTGATTGCTTCGCCGTTTGGAGGAGCACTTGTGAATGTAATTTCGTCTGCAGATATGGTATAAGCAGTTGCAGGATCTTGGTGTACACCACCAATAAACACCATAACTTGATTTACACCTGATTGTTCTGCACTTAGAGTGAATAAAACGGTTGAACCATCACCAGTAAAACTATCTACTGTAAGAGTTACCTCACCAACTTGTGCCGAAGTAACAAATTGTGTGCCATTAAAGTACTCAAGTTTGAAATTGTCTGTATTAAATCTAAAATCGCCAACTTTAGGATTTCCTGGGCGATTATTAGAATTACCTGAAGGAATAGCAACTGCTTGAGCTATGCCTCCTCCAAGAGTTGAAGAAATTTTTAAAAAATGAGCCATTAGATACCTGTGTATGAAACAACAGCGTTTATTGAAGCGGCTGTGTTAGCAGTAGCAACAATAGTATCAGCATTACCCATTAATAATTTTTCGCCTGAGCTGTAAAGATAAAATGTATCAGTTGCATCAATAACCAACGTTTTAGCGACAAGATTTACATTACCAACTGAGTCACCATCAGGTACAACGTGTAGATCTACGCTTACTGCTGAACCTGTATAGTTTGTTAGTGAAATGTATGTTACTGCTGAATCGCCACTTGATGTATAAACTGTGGTTGCTGTATTTCCAACTAAATTTGTTTCTATAGCCATTTTTTATTTCCTAAAATATAATGCCATACACAATGGCTTTTGATTTACTTACTAATTCGTCGCTTACTGTGTCATTAGTAACAAATAACCCTGAGCCACCACTTGATGGTGTTGCGGCATATAATTTGTTATATCCTGTTTCTGCACTAGGAGCACTTTCATTTTGTAACCTAACTGCTGTACCGTCAACTTGTAATTCACCTGTGCCGTTTGGTGCTAGTACAATATTACCGTTGCTAGATGATACAATACTTTGTCCATTAACATCTAATGCACCACCTAATTCTGGTGTAGTATCTTCTACAACGTTATACAAACCAACGTTACCTGATGCTGATGTAGCAATAGCAACTAAAGAACCTGAACCGTTATCTAACTTCCATGTGTCTGATGATTCGTCATAGACTAGTCTAGCATTAGTAGAGCTACCTCTGTCAATTTCAATACCAGATAAAGTACCTGTAACACCTGCACCTGACTCACCATCATTGAGTATAATAACTCTATCGTTGATAGCTGTATCAGTTGAATTAACTGTTGTTTGTGTACCTGTAACTGTTAAGTTACCTGTAATTGTAACAGTGTCTGACGTGATACCAATATTACCACCTATAGACTCAATGTTATAATCACCTGATATTCTTTTGTTTGCACTCATAGTTTCTTCCTAATTATAAACTATTTATCTCCGTTTTAAAACTGCTCATATCAATTTCAATAATGTTCGTTCTTTCAAAATTAAATGGTGTACTTTCTTTGCCTACCACTCTATAAAATAAATTATTACTCCAATGATCACTAATTTGTTGTAGTTGTTTTACCCAGTTACCGTAGTATGTTGCTTCTTGATCTGGTGTTTTATACCAAGCAGTGCCTGCGTATATGTTATTAACAAGTTCTGTTGGTGACCCTAGGTCAAAACCTAGTAAAAATACTTTAGTACAACCACGCTGACATAATTTAGCAACCGCGGCTGGTCCAGAAGAATACCCATATTCAGGTCTTTCTAATAATCTAGCACCAGTGTCTGGTCTTGGTCTGCGTGTCCAAAACTCGTGTGTTCTTCCATAACCTGAATCTTCAATTTCAGCGGCCATTTGTCTGTCAGTAGAAACTAGTATGTCTACTTCTTCTTCTTGGTATATTCTATTGCAACCTGCTACTGGACCGTAACTGCGTAAGCGTTGTACGTCTAGTCCTTGTCTGCTTTGTCCGTTGCCTAATGCAAATCCATAAGTCATAAAAAATCCCTTGTATCGTATTTAACACAAGGGATTTTGACCTTAATATAATTTAAAATTATGCTAAAGGTGTAAGTCTGATTAAAGACTCTGAAGAGTCGTCTGCAACAGCCCATGAATAAACAGTGCCATTGAATCCAACTGCTTTGTGTGCAGTAATTTTTTGAATAGTAACGTTATCGCCACCGTCAACTTGGCCAACAATAGAACATTCACCTGCGTCGTGTCCTGTTACTTTATCTACAAGATAAGCAACGCCTGAAACTGTACCTGCGTCATTTGAAACTGTAAATTTGTTAGAACCTTTTTGGTTAACAATGTAACCTTCAAAGTCTGTACCGCCAATATCTGCACGAACTGGAATAGTTGCCGGAGCACCACCAGTTGCACCTAAAAAGTATTTGTCAATAGGTCTTCCCATTTTATATTTCTCCTTATAGAAGTCCGATGTGGGTTCTATCCACTACGCTGATATGGTTAAACAGCATAAACTAACTACCCCGTGTAATTAGCACTAGTATTTATCTTGATAGTGTTTAAAAACAAGCTCTGCGTATTCTTTGTGCCACGAGTTACCTGGATGACTTCCGTCTCTTGCTGTAGTGTCAGGATTTATACCAAAGTCTGTATACTCTCCTGGAGCATGTACTAACGGAATATTTCTAACTAGACAAAATTGTTTTAAGAATATTATATTTTTTTGTAGATTGTGATATGCCCAATTAGGATTTTCAAACAGTTTAGGATATTCTGCTGTGTCTAATTGGTAGTCTGTTATTGAGTGTTTGTTTTTAGGCAATTCAAATCTAGACTCTGCAGGCCAACATACTGCTATTAAGTTTGGTTTTAACACGTCTACAGTCTTGTATATTGAACGTACAACATAGTCTGGGCTCGTACTACTCTGTGCTAGGTTCCAAACTGTTGTAGGCTGGTTAAAATGCGTTTTAAGCTGTTGTGGCCAAGTGTTCTCATACTTAACACCTACACCCACCGTTAGACTACATCCTGATACTAGTATGTTAAAGTCACTACGCTGACGGAAACTATCAGATCTAAATCCATGTTCATTAAATGTATAAGTTATATCATCATGATTAATTGAATTCTCAGGTGTATCTGTATCTATCCACTCGTATGTTTTGTTAGGTGGATACTTAGCATAGAACAATTCTTGTTCCCATGCTGAATCAAAAGGTGATGAATATAATTTAAAATCTAACTGCGACATGCAATTACTTATTGTTTAGAAACTAAGGTCAAAAAAAAGAGGACTCCGAAAAGTCCTCTTTTAATGTTTTACTAAAGTAGTATAAAACTACTGTTCTAATCTTAGCTGAATGATAAGTTAGAAACAGCAATTTCGCCTACGTAGTCAGCCGCGTTACCAAAAGATGACGCACTGTTTGTAAGCTCAACATAACCATAACGTGTCATGAATGATACTACTGGTTCAAATGTTGATGGATCCAATACAACGCCAGATGACATTAATGGGATATATGGGCAATAGAATGCCGCCGCATCAGCTTCTGATGAACCTTTATAACCAACTAAAACTGGAGTTGTGTCTGAAGCATATGAGTCAACATAAACTTTCATTGCTGAGTTTAATGTACCAACGAATTTAGTGTTTGTTGGTGCTTCAAATGTACCTTCAGTTGAACGTGCAAACGCTGAAGTAGTAGCTGATTGTAAAACTGTTAATGCCGCTGGTGAAACAACAGCCCAGTTACCAGCACCACGTCTTGTGCGTTGTGCAACCAAGTTAGCTGTTCTGTTGATTAGAACCGCTAAAGCCGCGTGTTCGTCACCAACGAATGTAGCTGTACCTGATACAGTTGCTTGGTTGTATGTAAACTCTGTAGCCGCTAATGAACGTAATGAAGCTAAAACTTCTTGGTCGATCTCAGCAGTAATTTCTTGTGCTAATGCCGCCATTACTTCTGCTTCTACGTCAATACCGTGTTGTGATTGAGCGTCTTGAGCCGCTTCAAATGTCCAACGTGCTTGTAATTTACGTGTTTTTGCTTCAACAGCTTGTTTAAGAATTTGTACTGAAATCTTACGACCGCCTGTACCTTCTTTACCTGCTGTTGAGTCAGCTTTACCAGCAGTTCCGTCACCAGCGTATGCTGTTGAGATTTGGAATGGTGATAATGCTTCGTCACCTGCTGTTGTGTTGTCGCCTGCGTTAGTAGCTGTTAAAGATTCAGCATAACGTACACGTAATGTATGAATTTGGCCTACTGGGCCTGTCATTGGTTGTACACCAACGATTTCGTTAGCAATAACTGTTGGCATAACTCGACGAATAACTGGAAGAATTACACGGTTTAGTGTTGCTACGTTACCTGCCGCTGATGCACCTGATGTTGCCGCTTCAGCTAAGTAGTTTTTTGTGTTTTCTAAAATAACACCCATTGAGTTGCGTTTGTTGCCTTGTAGACCTTCTAATAAAGCGTCTTTAGTCTCACCCCAACGGCTTTCAAGTAGTTCTTGTGACATAATTATCTCCTAATGTCTTTAAATACCAGCAAGTTTGCGTAAGTCGATGATGTTGCCATCTTCGTCTTTTTTAACTTCTTCAACTTGCTTGTTTTTATCTCCAGTTACTTCCTTAACAGATTCTGTAAGTGTCGCTTTTTTAGACTTCACTACATTCTCGTTAAGCACCGCTGGAAGATATTTGTTAAAGGCCGCTTCTAATTTCTTAGTAGCAACACCCTCTAATAAATTAGTCATAACTTCTGCTTTCTCATCATTAAGATTAGAAAGTAGTTCATCTAATTTTGCTTCACGCTCATTAGACTCTTTGATCATGACAATCTCATTTTCTTTTGACTCAACCAACTTGGTAGTTTCGTTGAGCTTATCGGTTGCTTCTGCAATTTGTTGATCTTTTTCTGCGATAGCGTCAACTAGTTTACGAATTTCTGCGTTCTCATTTAAATGAGTTGCGCCAAATTCACTAGCAAATGCTTCAAAGATTTTTCTACCAAAGGTGTTCTCACGAGCAACTTTGATATCTTCATGTAATTGCGAAAGTTCTGCTTTCAAATGCTTGGCAACTGCGTTAGTCATTTTCTCACTCGATTCTGTAACGAACTTAGTTTTAAGTTCTTCTAGTTTCGCACGAGCTTCTGCAACAAGTTTAACTTTAGTTTCTACAACGTCCTGTTTATCTTGTGCAAATTCTTTAATTTCTTCTGCTAACGCTTTAACCACAAACTGTTCCAATTTTTCAACTGATTCAGCTTGTACCTTTCTGTCTGATCGAAGATCTTTGAGTTCTTCAGCTAATTTAGTAACCATAAAGTTATTAAATTTTTCTGCTGATTCTTTCATTTTGTTAACTTGGTTAACACGGTCTTCTGCTAATTTGGCTTTTTCTTCCTGCATTTCAGCCATTTCAGTTTTCAAACTTTCTGTTACCATGCGATCGATTGCTTCAACCATTGTTTGTTTATCGTGTTCATACTTCTGAGCGAACTCTTCACGTAATTCAGCACGAACAGACTCACGAGCTTCGTTTAACTTAGCGTCCCATGCTTCTGATATTTCAGCACGAGTTTCTTCGTTAACTAGATCGCTGTCTAATAATGGTTTTAGTACATCTAGCATGCCATTCTCCTATTAAGCCTTAAGATCTTTGATGAGTCTTAAAACTTCACTCTTCAAATATCGTTGTACTTTAGCATCACCACTAGCCTCTCTTGCCATCTCTAAAACATTATGACCATGTCTCATATTCATAAGACCTTCATAAATTGCTGTAGGGTAAGCATTCGGAGCACTTGGTTGCGATACGATGTCGACAGTGATAATTTCAAAATCACTGACTTGTCCTGAGTCCTCGTTAACGTTTCCGCTACCGCGACTCGAAACTCCTAACTTCACACCTGACTCTAACATAGTTTTAACTAGTTGACCCATCGGTGTAGGTAGAATCTTTAATTTACCACATCCATTTGGACCATCCATCCACATATTTTCAATCATATGTGATACACGGTCAAGGTTGATTTTTAAATCATCTGGGTGATCAACTTCGCCTAAAACGCTATATCCACCTGTAACTTGTTCGTTCAGTGTTTTAACTGCACTTTCAATTTCAGCAACTGGATATACACGTTCATTAGCGTTTTTTACACCACCCTGGATGCAGATACCTTTCATATATAAATCTTTACCATCGTTTGCTGACTCAACAATCATGTTGGCCATTGAATGGTTAAGATGTTCTTTTAAGTATATGTTTGACATATTGTAAGGTACCTATATAATAAAGTTTAAATTAAACTTTTTTAAGATCTGGCTCAGTAGTACCGCCTTGATCTTCTGCTTTAGGTGTTGCAGAACCTTTTTCTTCACCTTTTGATGCTTGTGGCTTAGCCTCTGCACCTTTAGCACCGGCATTAGCCGCTACTGGTGATTTAGTTTGGTCTGCACCTTCTTTTGTTTCTGGCTTAGTAGCTGGTTTAAGATCAGCGCCTTCTTCAAGAGCTTCTTCTTCTTTTTCTTCTGCTACTTCTTCTTCAGCTTCAACAACTTCTTCAGTTGCTTCTTCAGATTCCATAGGTACTTCCATTTCTTCTGGTTCACCCATTTCTTCTTCTGCTTCTGGTTCGCCCATTTCTTCTTCAGCATCACCGTCAGCCATTAAGCCTTCAAATTCTGCCATTAATTCGTCTAACTTGTCTTCTAAGTCAACAACACGGTCTTCTAAGTCTTCATCTTCTTCAGACTCTTCTTCACCTTCGTAGTCGTCTTCTTCTTCTGTAACGCCTTCTTCGTCAGCTTCGATGTCAGCAATTAAATCGTCTGCTTCGTCACCACCAACTTCCTCTTCTGTTTCAATTGATTCTTCAACTTCTTCGTCAGCTGATTCTTCAACTTGTTCGTCTTCAGATTCAACAACTTCTTCAGTTGCTTCTTCTTCTGCCATTAACTCTTCATAGATGTCACGTGACTTTTCAACCACTACATCGTGGAAAAGCTCTTTGGCTTTGTCTTCTTCGTCGTTAATGATATACTCAATTAACTGTTCAAATTTATTTTCCATGTTTTTTGTCTCCATATATGGCTTTGTGAGTGTATTTACACTATTTTTCTTAATATTGGAGTTTTTTAAGCGAAAAAGGCGCCTTTTTGAGCCTTTTTTAGGAATTTCTTATAGTTGAGGTGCTTCTGCTGGTGTTCCGTACTGCTGTTGAACACGTTTTGCTTTTTGTGTTTGTTCGTATGATCGAACGTCATTCATAATACGTAACTTGTTTAACTGCTTGAGAGTCAGTTTAGTTTTACGTAGATCGCCAATACGGGCCTTGCTGTGATCTTGGTCAGCGTCTTGATAGCCTTCTGGTTGTTTGTCGTAGAGTTCGTTAAGTATCATAGTAGTATTTATACTTCTTCGCCGCCTTCTTCAGTACCTAGATCTAAGTCTGGTGCTTCTAGGTCTGCATCAATCTCTTCACCTGTGGTTAGGTCTGCGTCGATATCGCCCGGGCTAATACCAACGGATCTTAGATCACTGCCTGATGCTCCTTGTGAATCCATGTTGTCTGACTCTTCTGACCATAAGTCTTCGTTTTGTCTTAGTTCTTCTTCAGTCAGACCTAGGAAACGTTGTAGAGCAAAACGCTTACTGATATACGGAACACCTTCTAAGGCTGTAAACACATTAACACGCTGTGCGTCTAACTCTGCTTGTCTGTATGACGCAAAGTTTTGTGGTGGATTAAATTTTAAGTTAAACAGTGATGAGTCAATGTTAAAACCTCTAAAGCGTAGGAACATTTTAAATTCATCATCTAGTTTATTGATAATTTGATTCTGTAGTCGCATACAGTATTGATTAAATCTATATTCTTGAATCAGTGCTGTACCAACTCTACCATCACTCAATGCCTGTGCTGATTCATCTGGGCCAGTAGGTAAGTATGAACTTGGTACTCTTAAACCTCTAGACAATTTATTGTTAAAGTATTTTAAGTCATCAATCTCGCCTAGGTTTTGTCCACCAGGTAATGTATCAACACTTGATCCTCTTCCGTCTGCTGTCACTGGGAAGAAGTAGTCCTCGTTGATTGATAGTGGATTATATGTAGCGTCTACTTGGCTAGCACCACCACTCTGTGTTGGAATACGACGTTGATGTATTTCATTTTTAATACGTTCTACAAAGGCCATTGCCATGTGACTTGGCATATTACCTACGTCAATTTTGAAGATTCTACGCTCCGGAGCACGTTGTACTCTATAGATCAATATAGCATCTTCTAACAGTTCTTTTTGCTTGTAGACCTTGTAAATGTTCTCTAATACTGATGTGCCAAACGGCCATTTGAAGTCTAATCCTTCTGATAATGATAAGTGTACTACGTGTCCTGCTTCAACAGCACTTTCATTCATTGCTTGACCAAATCTACCTTGTCCTGCACCACCCATAGCATTAGGTGCTGTAAAGTTATTAGGTGGAGTATATCCACCCTGTGTTGGCGGATTAGTGTTAGCATCTTGTGCTGTTTTGGCCGCTACTGTCAAATTCTCAAAGTTAGGATTAATATCTCTAACCACATACTGTTCTGGTTTCTTGCCTTCTGCTTCGTTGACAATAACTCTAGAAACTTTTGACATGTCAACCCAGTATAGCTCAAATGTTTCTGGATCACGAATGAATACTTGATCACCATACTTGATAGTATTTCTAAATAGTTTGAAAATTCTTTGATCAAATTGATTTAGTTTGGTCCACTGCTGTAGTTGTTTTTTAATAATATCAACTTCATGGTCTGTTGGTTTTTCTGTAAAGGCTATTTCAAATGCTGTACCGTTTTGATCATTTACCTGTGTTGAGAATTCTGCGATAATATCTAAACATGCGTTGATCTCAGAATCCATGTCCATAGCTTCGTATTGGTTATAACGTTCAACACGATTAGGGTGTCCTGAGTAGACTTCTGGTAAACTTGATTGATAATTACGGAAAGCAAAGTCGTCTGAGGCTCCGCCTTGTGGTCTATTCATACCACTGATAGGACTCATTGATCCATCTGTACGATTTGCTACTTTAAAATATTTTTTCCAACTTGCCATAGGTTAACCTTTTGTATATGGATAGTATTTATCGCTATTCTAAACTTTAGCAAATAAAAGTCAAAAGGTCAATGCGGATTTAACCAAAAAGGTTATTGTAGTGCTGATGCTGTGCGTTCTTGTGTTGATAATGAACGTTTCATTATAGTGATAAGTTCATCAAGTTTGTTATTTTGCGATAACATAAGCTCGTCATTTTTTGTATCTGTTGTTGTCTTATTTGATGAATCAGATAGTAAACTTGCTTCTAATTCATTTTGGATTTGTTTTTCTCTAGCCTGTGCTGTTTCTGTTTCAAATGTTTTTAAATAGTTTTCTAGATTAGAACCACTTTCTAGTCTAGGTAAAGCAGGTCCAGTGGTATTACCCATTGCTGGTGAAGTCAACGGTCCATTATATGATTGTATGCCGTGTATAAAATCGTTCAATTCTTGTCTCTTAGTGTCATCCAGCGAAACAATAGTTTTATTGCCAGTATCACCAAGCTGTGAACCTAAGCGAAGCACTTGTTTCTTTCTTTCCCGTTCATCTGCGTATGTCAATGCTTGTTTAGGATTCATTGATAAATGATTAGGTATTATGTCTCCTGCAACTTTAGGTACAAATACTTCTGGACCTTTTTCACCAACAATGTAAGGTGTTTTAGCAGTAACTGATCCACCATCCGCCATCATATGATGTAACGGTACATCATTTTTAACAGCATCGTCATACATTTTTGATGACGCTTCGTTAAAATTTTTAGGTGCTTGTATTACACCATTTACAAACTTTGAATATGCGGCTAATGCGTCTGTTGCTGGGCTTATTCCTTTAGCGATTAAATCTTGGAAAGCATTTCTTGCTTCGTATTGTAAACCAATTGTTGCTTGTGTAAACTTAGCAATACTACTTTCCTGATTAACTATTTGTTGATCAATTACTTTTCTTAAATTTTCTTCAGACAATGACCTAGCACGTATTCCTGCATCTAATGCCTGTGCTGTATTACCAAATATGCCACTAATATCTGCTCCTGCTTTGGCCGCTGTTAAAAATCTTTGTTGAGTCTCAGCGGCTGATATTGAAACTTGTTTAACACTTTCGAGCGAAGACAAACTCGAGTCGTTGAGTATTCGCTGTATCTCAGGAACCGAACGATAGATCTGCATTGACGATTCACTAGTTCCAATAAAGCCTGTTGATGCGTCAGCTACACCTTGTGCTAGATCTTCAGCACCAATAGATGTGTAGTAAGTGTACATGTCCATAGCTTTCTGCATTTTAGCCATACGTGCAGTATCACCACTCAATCGTGCTTCTTCATATGCGGCACGGAAACGTTGTTGTCCCATTACCTTATCTTGTGCGGCCTGTTGTTGTTCAACACTAGCACCTGTCAATCTACTTAATAGGTTTAAGTTTTCTAAATAACCATAAGTGCTTCTAGTCAACTCTTCGTTGCTCATTGACTGTGTGAATCCAAGTCTAGTTTGTAGTTTTGTATATCTTGCTGAGGCTTCTTGTATTTCCCCAATACTTAAACCCATATTCTGTAATCGTTCGCCCAGTCTACCATAAACCAATGGTTCTACCATAGAACTAAACTGTTTAGTACCGTCTACTACTGACCCACCAAACATTGATAACGCACTAGCATTCTGTCTAATCAATGCCGAATATTGTTCAAGTTGTTCTAGACCAAATCCAGCTTGTTGTGCTGTTTTAGCAAGATCCTCAAGACTTGTCCCAAAGCCTCCGCCTACGGTACCAATCTGTTGGAATGTATCGTATAATTTTTGTGCCTTATCAACTGACTCTTTACCAAATAGTTTTGCTAGTTGAACAGCTACAACGCCAATTAACCTACCAAGTTTGCCAAATGGCCCTGCAAGGGCAATTAACACTGTTAAAACATCGGCCGCTTGTTCAATGGCAATAGCAAACTGTTTACCTGCTTTTTCACCTCGATAGGCCGCAGAAATATTTCTGCCAATTGTTTTTTCATAAAGTGCCAGAGCTTTATTAACTTCATGGGTTGCTTTAGTGTTATTATCTTTAGAAGAAGTATTTTTTTCTGTAGAATCTCTTTCAACACGACGCACTCCAGAGAGATCTCTAAGAGCGTTAGCGGCTTCTCGGGCCTGTCGCCCTAATTCTTCTAAATCTTGATCTATGTCTGCCATTTAATTTTAACCTGATTTTATACGTATATAAATATGTGTGTTATATAACATATTTATCGGAAAAAAACCATGGCTGAAAATCAAGCAAATCCGTTGTCTAAGTTTTTTAGACAACCTGCAATTTATGTAAAATTACCTAGTGAAGGTAAAGGATATCCCCAAGGTGTTATTGATATGCCACCCAATGGCGAATTACCTATATATCCGATGACTGCTTTAGATGAGATTATGTCTAGAACTCCGGACGCACTGTATAATGGTTCTGCGACAACTGAAATCTTTAGAAGTTGTGTACCTAATATTAAAGACCCATGGGCTATATTACAAACTGATGTTGATCTATTACTGGTTGCTATTAGAATTGCTAGTTACGGCCACGAAATGGAAATGGGTAGTACTTGCCCTGAATGTAAAGAACGATCAGATTTTACTCTTGATTTAAGAAATGTTTTAGATAAAATTAAAACAGTTGACTACACCGATCCACTAACAACATCGGGCATGACTATATATTTCAGTCCAATGTCATATAAACAACTAAATGAAAATGCTACACGTCAGTTTGAAGAACAAAAAGCATTGTCAATGGCCGATAATCCAGATGTATCTGAAGAGGACAAAGCATCTTTATTACAGAGAAGTTTAGCTAATATTACAAATTTGACTATTGATAGTTTAGTTAATAGCATCAATACTATTCAACTAGACGATACTCCTGTAACAGATAAACAGCAGATACGTGAGCTTTTAGTAAACTGCGATAGAAAATTGTTTAGTCAAATTAGAGATCATGTTGTTGCTCTTAGAGGTCAAGGGGAACTTGAACCACTACAGTTAACATGTCCAGAATGTAAACACGA